CAACCGGTAGAATTACATAATGAGCAAATTATGGCACTTCCTATCTTTCATCGGAATTTTTGAGTGTTACGGCGTGACCATAATTTGACATTATATAAACTACCTTGCCCCAGCCCCCTGATTTAGCTATCTTAGTTCGTGAACACACCATTTCAACCATTGATTGACCATCAATTCTAAACACACCATATATCCCCACCCGCCCTTTATAGGAGCTGTTGGTGCAGCTAAAAACCATTTCACCACATCCCCTTCGTTCGTCAGCAGGCATCAGTCGTTCGTGCGCTATTCCTTCGGCAGTCGTTCAATCACCTCGACGGACTCCACTTCGTTCCGACCGTTCTCGGCTCTCTCACTCCTTTACCTCAGTCATACGCTCTCTCTTACTTCTGCCAGCTTCCTCTTACCCTCACAGGCAGTGGCAGCTCTTGGCATGTCCATAAGCCTACCCAATTTCATAGCGGCAGTCACCTCGCAGGTCGCCATCCATCACGCCATTTTTTAATCAAACCATCACATCAGCCAAACCCAATTGGCGTCCTGCTCGCCCTCCTGCCAGCTATGAATACCAGCCCCATTATGGTCATGGCACTCGCTTCCACCACCTGTTTCAGCCAACCATTTTTCCATACAAACAAATAGCTGCACCACCAGCATCATAACTATCCCATTAAAGTCTTTTAGCAATTTTAGAGCAGCCGTTACCACCGCTGTTAGCAACACCAACTGGCAGCTTACCAGCCGCCACCATCTAATCAATCTTCGAATCTTTGAATCAGGAATCTTTGAATCTATTTCCCGCCCACCCCTTATCGGAGCAGCTGTCTGCCGGCATAACCAATATTCCAAAGCCCCATGTCTCCAGCATACCTCGTCTCTCAGGCTGCAATCACTACGGCGGCTTCACTCATTGCACCTCGACGCCTTCCACTTCGTTACTGGCGACTCGGCTCCATTCCTTCAGACCTCCTCCGTTCCTTTCGCCTTCGTTCCTCAGCAAGCTGTCAACATCCCACACGGGAGTAGCGCCTGTCTGTGTCGCACCGCCATCCTAAATTCAGCCTTGGTATGAGTGCCTTATGGCCAACACCATAGCCTTCCTAAACATAAGCCACCACCATACCCGGGCTGCCTGCCAATCCACACAGTGCGCCCCAGCCAGTCACCACCCCCGCCTTTCCCAACGCCTGACTAAACTAAATTCTCTGCCGTCATCCACCTGCATCATGTCTATCCCGATATAAACAAAAAAGCCCGTCTCACTATTGAAACAGGCTTTTGACAATTAACCTATACCAATTATATAGATAATATAAAACACACGCGGGGAGCGTGCTTTGAAAACAAGCATCAAATATACACAATCCTATCAGCCAAAGCAAGCATTATTTAACAATAATCTGACTTTGACCTTAAGACCTTAAGACTTTCGACCATCCTTTGATAGCATTAATAAAAGCTTAGGCAAAGTTCGTCCGTCGTCAGCCGTTTTGCAAGGCCAAGCCCTCCGGGTTGTGCAAAAAAAATAGCAGCCGTTGTGTTTTCTTGATATACACATCAAAATATACATCATTCATAAATTCCTTATTCTCAACTATTTTTTTAGCACAAGCCTTGCAAACCGCCTGCCGCCAGCCTTTTTTGCGCCTAAGCTTTCATTAATGGCTTATTGCCTTTTGCGGGCAGTCCCTCAGCTGTAACTGATTGCTAATCAAATAAATACAATTCATTATTAATCAAACACTTACACCTATGAAATCACTTAACAAAACCGCTTCACGCATCTTTGCAAAGCTCATCACCCAAATGGGACAGGCTGATTACCTCAAACTTGATAGGGGAGGCTCAGCCATCATGGCACTCTCCATTGAAAAACTCGTTCCTGAAGTAGATTTTGCCGGCAACAACGCCACCATCTACTCCCTCAGCCACTACTTCGAACAAAATGGCGATCTGGTACCTGATCCTGATATGACTTTCGCTGTCATTGATCAAATTAAGGAAGCAAAAGGATTGCTCATCATCCCCCTCACTTTCCAAAACTCCATCTATTACACCGAAGCCATTTTCCTCAAAGCCGACAGCTGGCAGATCCACCCAAAACAGCAAGCTGATCTGGCCGACTTCGCCAACAACTGGCTCAAAAACATCCAATGGCAGCAGGATCTTTAAGCTCCTGCAACAAATCAGGGTGTGACTTTAATTCGCACCCTGATTGAATACTAATTTCATCAACAAATCAACAAAGAACAAATCAACAACTCTTAAACCCCACAATCATGAAACACTATTCAAAAGACCCCCGACAAATCACAACCCGTTTCAGTTCCTCCTGCCGAACCTGTGGCAAAACCCTGCCCAAAGGTGCCCAAGCCTATTATTTCCCGGCCACCAGACAAGTTTTCTGCCTCAGCTGTGGCGAAACAAGCTACCAGCAGTTCCTCGAATCTGCCTTCGATGAAGAGCAATACCAGTATCAATACCGTTAAACACCAGAAAACTATGAGTAACACCCTCAAAACAAACGCTGGAGCCGACACACCATCGGCACCAGCCATTTCCATCAGCCTCGATCTGATCACAGAAACCCTCTCATCCATTTACTGGAACATAAGCCCTTACCAGGATCACCCTGACTTGGACGACCACCCCCACATCATCGAACTGGCCATAACCTACAACAAAATCCTGAAGGAAATCTCATGCACCTGCTCCCACGACTTCCCGCCATTTCCAATCTGAAAACTGCAAAGCTTGCAAACTTTGCAAACCTTGCAAAAATATCAGGGCATGACTTACACCTCATGCCCTGATTTTTCATTCTTCATTTTTCTCTATTCATTCTCCCAGTCTCCCAGTCTCTAAAGTCTCCCCATCGCTCAGTTCTCCCCATCGCTAAAGTCTCTTAAGTCGCTCAAGTCTCTCAGTCTCCCCGTCCTATCCCACTCACCCTCACCATCCTCCTCCTATGCATCGCCTTAGCCAGCACAGCATAACGCACCGCATCAATCCCGTGGTTAAACTTATCAATCGGAACATTCGTTGCTTTCCCCGCCTGATCCTCCCGCCATTTATAATTCTTTAGCTCCCGAATCAGGTTCACAGAACGCTTCGTCACATTCATTTTATACCTTTTCAGCACATCAATTCCAGCCAGAATACTGTCTTTACCTTTAAAAGTCGCTTTCACCTGAAACCCCTCTTTCTTAATCTCATAAATACACTTCGGCTGATTATCCGCAATCACTTCATCCTCCCATTTCAAACCCAATTCACCCATCCAGCGTGCTATATCCTGATTAGTCAGCCCCCGGTTGTAAATAAGTTCATCCAGATACAATTCCCCACCACACAGCCCCACCTTGATCAGTGCCGTAGGATCATTCGAAAACCCAAAATCCATCCCGTAAACGATCCATTTACACTCACTGTCCTGCGGAAAAGCCTCCACCTGCTCCCAATTCGTAAAAACCAGCCCTTTTATCTGTCCGGGCAAGCCAAGCCCATAAACACGCCAATAGTTCTCATCCACATACTTCAGATTCTCAATCTCCTTCACCACCTCCTCCGGCAAAAAATCCTTGTTATCCAGGTAAGTCGATTGTATAAACGTGCAATCCTCCCGGGGCAGCACCACATCATAAATCCAGTGCTCTTCCATCGAGGGGTTATAATCCAGAAATATCTGCTTCTCCGTCCTGATGCTCAGCTGAACCCAGTCCTCCAAAGTCAGTTCGTTGGCTTCGTTTATAAATAGGTAGGTTCGCTTAGCTCCCCGCTTTTTCTGCGGCTGATCCAGACTCACAAACTCAAACAGGTTTCCATTCAAGGTATAGGTATTCTCAGTTTTATTATGCTGCCTTTCATCATATAAATCCTCATTTTTCAGTATCTCAAAAAAATCCCGCATCGCCGAAGCTTTCAACGACGGCAGCGTTTTACGCACTATCGTAAAAATCGCATCCTTTTCCTGAAAAGCCTTCACCAGGATCAGCAGCTGCAAAATAGAATAGGTCTTCCCACTCCGCGAAGATCCCTGGTTGACAACAATCTTGGTTTTGGCCTCAAAATTCTTCTGAAATACGACGGATACTTTTACATGCTTCTCCATTCAAAAATTCAATTACCGTCCTAACATTTTTAGGTCATCAAGTGTAGAGGTCATCGAGCGTTGAGGTCATCGAGCGAGTCGAGATGTCGCGATGCCGACCTTCAGACTTTCAGACCTTCGACCTTCGACCTTCAGACATTCGACTCTCCTAAGGTGCTGCCGCGCGAATCCTTTCGCGTGGTGCGGTTAGGTTCCTCCTGGTCATCGAGCGTAGCCGAGATGCCAGACCGTATCACCTCAAAAGTAATCTTCTGCACAGCGTCATCCACTGGCGTCAGATCCAGGTTCATCCGTTGCAGCTTAGGCCTTACAAACTCCTGCAGATCCACCCACAAGCGCACACGGTCGCCTGCCTTCAGCTTTTGGATATCCTCCTCCAACTGATCATCCAGCAACTCCAAAACCCACTCCACACGCTCCTTAATCTCGCGCGTGAGTTTATTTTTTGATCCTTTCGGTCTGCCGGTATTCCCGGGTTTAAATTGCCAGTCTTTTGTTGTTTCCATAATAACGTATTTTAACGTATTTTACGTTGATTAGCCCACCTTTCCTAAACTATAAGGTTCACATTGCCGCCTGTATATTAACTTCTCTATCGAGCTAACACTCAGTCCATAACGCTCACTCAATTCGTATTTGATATCAGTATAGGTGCGTCCGCTGCGTGCCAGCGTAAAATACTGCTGCTTCACCACCCATTTGCGGGCATGGTGTGGGTCAAGCAGGCCGAGCTCAAACAGTGGTTCAGGGTCTATTCCGGACAGCTGCCGGATGTCATTTGCAAGTTCTGGTGAGACTTTTACCATCGTTTTCGTTTTTTTGATGTTTCACAAATATAGGCAATAAAATTGTTTTATACTATTGATATGGTGATTATTGCCAGCTTTTACTAAAGTTTTACTTTAAGTATGGTTTAGCTTTGCCCAAACCCTTAAAACTATTCAACATGGCAAAACAATCCCGTGCCTTACCTCCGGTTCCGCGAGCACGCAAAAACCCTGCTCAAAAGTCACTGGCCAAGAAAAAAGGCAAGAAAGTTATTGGCTACAAACCAGGCTCCGATCTGGCTGATGCTATCCAATAAGCCTGTCAACTATCATGAAACGCTATTTCCTTTCCCAACCCGTCTACCAGGCTCCCGCCGGTCTCATCGATCCCGATCAGGGCATCATCCGCGGCATCACTGTGGCACGTGTCGGTCTGGCACGTGGCCACAATGGCCGCATCGACCGCACCTTCCTGCT